GCAGACTTCGCTTCTAACCCCTGGTACGGAAGCACGGGTGGAGTGCACGACTACCCGCGAACTGACTACCGCGGCGAATGATACCTACCAGGCAGTAGGGACAATCATTTGCGGGGCGACTTCAGGGGCCGCTATTACTGAAGCCGGACTATTTGATGCAACAAGTGGCGGGAACATGCTTCTAAGGGGTAAGTTTGCCGCTATCAGCTTAAATGAGAGCGACGGTATCCAATTCACCATCAAGACTGTATTTGCCGATAGCTCAACGTAAATTTTAGGGAAAAACTACCGTAAGGCCGAACATAAAAACTTATCTTGCAATATCTTGCGCTATAAGTTAATATTTACCTGATAGTACAGTGAAGGAGGCGCAAGAAAGTGAGAAAGTTTTTCTTTTTGTCTGTCCCCATGCCTCTTGTCACAGTAATTGCGATAGTTTTAATCGCAGCAATACTAATTATGGGCAGTTCGGCCTTTTCGGATAATCCGAAAGGGGAAAATGAGATGACTGAATTATTAACCGCGATGCCGCTGTCTCCCCATACCAAGACCAGTGGTGTAACGGCTATCGGTGCAGATGAAATTGTAATAGATTCGACCGTAGGTGAAGGGATTGGTGCTTTCCCCGATCCCGGAAGTGGCGAAATAGGCACAGCACTTCTTTGCAGTAAGGATTTAAGGATCGCAAGCCCCGATCCGGCTGATTACGAAGTAGTGACTTATACTGCTCGCGACACGGTGAATAGCAAACTTACCGGCGTTACCCGCGAAGTGGAAGGTACAGCCAGGGAATGGCCTTCAGGGACGCATATTGCATGTTACGTGACAGCAGAACACATTAAACGAATAAATTCGTATTTAGTCGGAACAGTGACCGATATAATTAATATTAAAACGGCGTACGGTGCCAGGGGAGACGGAGTTACTGATGATGCCCCAGCGTTTCAAAGTGCTATTGATGATATGGTTTCTTCCCAACAACACAAAATATTGTTTATACCGCAGGGATGCTACCTTTGGGAAAGTCCCGTAGTTGTACAGAACTCCGATCCCAATGTTTTCTTAAGAAATTTCATATTTCAAGGGACAGGAGGCAGCTTCGCCTATGGTTTGGGAACGGAGATAGTTTATGGTGGTAATGCAGCAGATCCCGATAATGCTTTAGGTGCGTTAATAATTAAGGGAATAGCCCATATTTCTCTTCGTGATATTTGCTTCCGCCTTAAAACGGGCACCGAAGGCATAGAAACCATACTAAAGATTGAGCAAGGCATAATTGGTGAATCGACGGGGCTTAGCACAACTTTAGTAGAGGTCAGAAATTGCCAATTTCGCGCAACCCCTGGCACATCATTGACCGAAGCAGCCGTTTGGGCTATGAATACCAAGAGCTTGAACTTTTCAAATTGCCGATTTTCAACCCAAGAAACTGCGCTACGGCTGGGTGACAATATTGCAAATCATCCAGACACATATTTGGAAGGACGTTGCAAAAATACCTTAATCGAAAACTGCTATTTTGACGGTGCCCTGGATATTCGTAATGCTGCCGCAACAAAAGTATTAGGTTGTCACTTTGATGCCTTTGTGGACAACGACGCAATGAACAAAATAATCTCCACCGGCGATAAGCTAATGGGAACAGTTTACGTCGATAGTTGTACATTTGTGGCTGACCAAGCGACGCCATCGGCTGCAACTTATATTGCAATTGAACAAGGAAATGGGAACCCCGAGGGCGGAGCCGACCGCACATGCTTTCCCGCTTTAACTATTACGAATAATGTGTTTAAAACTTGCCGGACGGGGATTTATCTTACAACGGGGCCTGCTTATATCGCAGGGAACGTTTTTACTGTTAGGACATCGGTATCAGATGCCACTGGCTATATCGGTATTTTGATTGGTGGAAGCGTTCAAAATGTTGTCGTAGACACAACGAATAATTTTAACGGTCTTACTGCTCGTGGGGGGACAGCCATTGATGATAACCGCACATCTCCAATCAGGAATGAACGATTAACAGCAGATGTTTGGCGTTTTTCCGGCGTTGAAGTTCATGGGGATACCGGGGGGGCTACAAGGATAACATCGGGGGAACAAGGTTTGTCTATTGATTTGGGCAGACAATTTTGGTATTTTAACAACCTTCGGGTAGGTGAACTTTCAACAGGTAAACAACTTAGAATTCGTTTTGAACATGCCGCAATCCGGGCATACAGTTTTCATGTACAAGTTTTAAGCAGTCACCCCGATTCTTTGGGATGCGCTGATAAATTATTCATGTTCCGTAATGCTTCCACCGAAATAACAGATAAAGTCTCTGATACCCGCATAATCACCCAGCTTATAGAATCGGAGGTGGATATAGTACATTCTGGGGGGAACTACAGATTTGATTTAATAATAAAACACCCTGCCGCCCACACGACAACATGGGCAACCTGGGGGTTAAGTATAGATGTTACCTCTGTTCGTGGCGCATTTCTCACCTTAATTGAAGCTGTAATTGAAGATATTCCGTAAAACAGAAATGAGGTGCTTTTAAATGTTTGGGGCACCCTTTAGGGCACCATTCAGTAGGGGATTGGGCATTATCCCTACAGAAAAAACTCTTACCGCTTCTGTTTCTGTGCAAACTTCAACCAAGAGAGAGTTTGTTTATGAAAAAATACTGCTTGCGCTAGTGGAGGCAAAAGGTTTTATCGAAACCAACTTTCTTAAAATTGTTGCATTTGCTGCCAATATATCCGCTAGTTCAACCATAAGGCGGCAGATAGAGAAGATTATATCCAGAACGGTAATCGTGAAAAGTGTCGCCGTGAAGACTACCCAGAAAACAATAGTATCCGTAATTTTGGCGGCAAGCACCATTACAAGGAACAAAGTTTTTCTGAAAGCCATAACATCAACTGTTCTTATGACTGCTTCCATGGTCAGGCAGACGGTTGTAGAGAAAATCCTTTCGGCAAGCATTAGTGTTTCGGCCAGTTGGGGTAAATATGCGCTTAAAAATATTACCCGTGCGGTAAGTACGACAATTTCCACCAAGAAAGACATAACGAAAACCATGACGCTAAAGGTAACAATAATTCCGAAATTGCTAAAGACCGCCAAGAAGCCGCTAACCGCATTTGTTTCCGTTATTAGTTCTCTTGTGGGAAGGATGTTTGGCCCTCCGCAGTTTATCATGCGAGAATTACCGGCGGAATTTGTTATGGTAGAAACTCCGCCGGAGTTTGTATTAAGGGAGCTGGACGTATGAGAAAACTTTACAAGGGTGAAGAAAGAAGCGTCGGCATGGAGGTCGTGCGAAATGAAGGGGGAGCCTTCACTGTCGCCACGGCGCTCTATGAAATTAGATCCCCAGCAGGAACGGTCGTTGAATCCGGGGTGGCAAGCATAAACGGCCCCGATGTTTATTTTATTTTCGATACCACAAGCGAATATATCGTAGAAGACAATACCTACGATGTCTTCTTTACCATAACCATTACCGGAATATCTAAGGTAATCATGGGCAAAGTGTCAGTCTACGTGTCAGGAGGGGATTAATTTTGAATGTGAATCAATTAATTGAGCGAGCGGAAGCGATAATCGAAGAGAAATACCCCTCCGATAAATGGAGGGGTTTTATTAACTCCGTTTTAGACGACTTAACCCCTGCGGCGAAAATCTTGAGAACTGCCGACGTGACAGTAACCCTGACCAGCGGAGTGGGCGAATTTACTATATCGGATGAAATATCGAATGTCTTTGAAATTGTCTCCGTGTCGTTTACTCCTACAGGAAAGAGAAGTATGCCTTTAAGAAAACTTTCCCCGCATGACAACGTTTCTACCGGGTGGAAGCAGCAGGAAGACAAAATTGTCTTGCAATCCCTTCCCTGGTCGGCGGGGACAGCGAACGTCAGTTATTACGAAAGGCTTACCCTTACATCGTCAAACGGAGTTTACACCATGAGCTTGCCCGAGAAATACCACGAAATTGTTCTAAAAGGCGTTCTATCTATAGCCATGCAGAAAGAAGAAGAGATTGATCGGAAGCAGGACTTCTTCGGGGAGTACCTGTTAGGCAAAAGGAACATGGCCGTAGAGCGCATCATGGAAGTGGAACCCTGGAATATGCAGTATGTCCTGGGCGAAAAGCTGGGTGTTGGGGGCAAAAAGTAATGGCCAAAAAGGAAAGATACCGTCCCTGGGCAATCAGGGATTTTACCGCAGGGAAGATCGATAAGTCAGATGACAACCAACTCCCCGACAACGCGGCGAAGGACTGCCAGAATTTCATTTCCATGCGCATAGGGAGCATGGAGAAGCGCGGCGGGCAGGAGAAGTTAAACGCTAGCGAACTGGAAGGCCCTATCCGGGGCCTTTACGCTTACTATTACAACGGCACCAGAAGACTGATCGCTGTTTCCTACGGCAAGGCGTACTATTGGGACGGCAGCGCGTTTGTTCAATTTAACAGTGGGCTTAGCCAAACGGCGGACATGCTGTTTGAAGCCTGCGTCAATTATATGGTGGCCTTCAACGGCATTAATGCTCCCTGGAAGTGGGATGGCACGACTGTCTCCGCTTTGGCGAACGCCCCGGCGAAAGGCCGCTATCCAGCACTTCACAAGGAAAAACTCTTTTGCGTAGATGCCGATGAACCGTCTACCCTGAAATGGAGCAATTCATCCGAGCCGGAAGAATGGCCGGAAGTAAATTATTGGGACCTTCGTAAAGGTGACGGGGGCG